CACCTTTCAGGTCTGACCTATGCGGTTGCAGTCGGGACTGTCAAGGAACGGAAAGCGGCCATGCTGCAAAGCGCCGACATTACAATCATCAACCGCGAAAACCTGCAGTGGCTGATTGACGATTCCGGATTCCCATTTGATTTTGACATGGTGATCATAGATGAGCTCTCATCCTTCAAAAACCACAAGGCAAAACGCTTCAAGTCCCTGATGAAGGTTCGGCCCTATATCCACAGGATCATCGGCCTTACCGGCACGCCTTCTTCCAACGGACTGATGGATCTTTGGGCAGAATTCAAGCTGCTGGATAAGGGGCAGCGCCTCGGTCGCTTTATCACACAGTACCGCATAAATTATTTCATTCCGGACAAGCGAAATGGCGAAATCATATATTCCTATAAGCCGCTACCCTATGCAGAAGATGCCATTTACCGGAGGATTTCAGATATCACGATTTCCATGAAGTCCACCGACCACCTGAAAATGCCGGAGCTCATTTCCACGCAATATGAAGTAGCGCTTTCGGATGCCGAGCGTGACCGATATGAGAATTTAAAGCAGGAGTTAATCCTGCAGCTGCCGGATGGCGAAATAACCGCCGCCAATGCTGCCGCGCTGACAGGGAAGCTCTCCCAACTTGCGAACGGTGCCATTTATTCCGATACCGGCGAGATCATGGAGTTCCATGACCGGAAGCTGGACGCTTTGGAGGATATTATCGAGGCCGCAAATGAAAAACCGCTTCTGGTGGCCTACTGGTTCAGACACGATCTGGCCCGGATCAAGAATCGCTTCAATGTCCGGGAGATCAAGACAAGCCGCGACATTGCTGACTGGAATGCGGGAAAGATTCCTGTAGCAGTCATCCATCCTGCCTCAGCCGGACACGGCCTAAACCTGCAGGCAGGCGGTTCCACTCTCGTCTGGTTCGGGCTCACATGGTCGTTGGAATTATACCAGCAGACAAATGCAAGGCTCTGGCGGCAAGGCCAGCAGTCTCATACCGTAGTCATCCAGCACATCATTACCAAGGGCACCATTGATGAACGCATCCTGAAGGCACTCTCCAAAAAGGAGCTGACCCAGTCCGCTTTGATTGATGCCGTCAAGGTGGATCTGGAGGTGCCACGATGACAAGACCGTATGAAAATCTTATCAATGCCATCATTCTGCAGGCAGTGAAGGATTATCGGGATGCCTTAAAGCGCCTGAAGAAAAAACCACAGAATACAGACGCCATGTCCACTGCGATGGAAATAGAACGATTTTTCCATTCTGCCTGGTATCAGACCATCACCAGTGTAGATGGCGACTACCTGATACAAAAGCTGCGAGAGGAGGCGAAGTCAAAATGACCGTAAAAGAATATCTTCATCAGGCTTATCGCCTTGACCAGAAGATCAAGTCCGACACGATGGAAGTACAGAACCTCCGGGTGATGGCTGGCAGCGTGTCGGCAATCCAATATGACAAAGACCGAGTACAGACATCCCGATCTACGGACGCACCCTTTATCCGGACGCTGGAAAAGATGTGGGATCTGGAAAACAGGATCGCGGCAGAGCTTGAAACTCTCTCCGACCTAAAGAAACAGATTCGTGAGGTCATCGAGGCTGTGCCGAATACAGATGAACGCATGGTTTTAAAGTATCGTTACATTCATGGACTTACCTGGGAGCAGATCGGCATCGAGCTTTGTGCCGACGCCCGCACGATCCGTCGCTGGCATGGCAAGGCTCTGCAGCATGCCTCTCTGCCGGAGCATCCCATCATCATATGAAATGCGCCCGAAATGTCCTGCTTTGTCCAAAGATGTCCACCCTGCCATTATGATAGTATATAATCAGCGAAACAGAATAAAGAACGGCTGCACACGCAGCCCCTAAGCCTTGCAGGAAACACTGCAGGGCTTTTCTTTTGTCCTGAAAGGAGGCAGCCATGCCTATGAAACCAAAGAGGCCGTGTCGCTACCCCGGCTGCCCGAAGCTGACTGATGGTCTGTACTGTGAAGAACATGCCAAGGTTATGCAGCTGCACTACGAGAAGTTCACGCGCGGTTACTCCTCCGGCAAGAGGTACGGCAGAGCATGGAAACGAATCCGTGACCGCTACGTTCACAAGCATCCTCTCTGCGAGATGTGTTTAGAGCAAGGTCGCTACAAACCAGTCGAGGAAGTCCACCACATCGTTCCTCTCTCCGAGGGAGGGACAAATGATGAGAGCAACCTCATGAGCCTTTGCCGTTCTTGTCATGAGAAGATTCATAAAGACCGAGGAGACCGCTGATGATCTTCGTGGTCTTTTCTTTTGCCCAGATTGGAGTGTTATGAATGGATGTTGAACTGAAACCTGTAATTGATTATCCCGGATATCTTGCAGGCAGCGACGGGAATATATATTCCACACGGAGCGGGACACTGTTATGTCTTGGCCAGCGAATACACCGTGGTTATCTACGCGTGAATGTACTTTCTCCGGATGGCAAGAAACGTTCCGAGCAGGTGCACAAACTTGTACTGAGTGCGTTTTCAGGTTCAAGACCGGATGGTCTACAGTGCAGACACCTCAACGGCAACGCGACAGACAACCGTGCGTCCAATCTTAAGTGGGGAACGCCGAAAGAAAACATGCATGACGAAATGGTGCAGGGTACTGCAGCCTGCCTGCGGTGCGGAGAAGATAGCAACGCTGCCAAGCTGACCATCGATGACATCTATGAGATCAGAAGGCTCCATTCAGAAGGAAAGCTGCTTCGAGAAGTCAGTGAACGGTTCCATATATCTACAAGACACGTCAGAGACATAGCAAATGGAAGAACTTGGGTAAAAACAGCACCCCTGGGGCGGTAAGAATCTCTGTGGAAAATGCTGCGGAAAACGGCGCCCCCTCTTGCGTGCAAAAAAGGCGATTTCAAACGGGTAATAAAGGAGGCGGTTAAAAATCATGCCGACAAAATCAAATAACACAGGTGGTCGCGGCGGCAGACGTCCCGGTGCGGGCCGGAAAAAGACCGCCGTCAAAGAAAAATACGAAAACGGAAATCCAGGCGGCAGAGATCTCACTGTGCTGGACATACCGGATGTCGAAGGCGAGGACATGCCAACCCCGCATGACTTTCTATCTGCCAAACAGCATGACGGCTCCACCCTGGAAGCTGGTGATATCTATCGGGAAACATGGGAATGGCTGGATAAGCTCGGCGTAGCAAAAGCGGTGTCTCCACAGCTCTTAGAGCGTTACGCGATGTGCTCCGCCCGCTGGATTCAGTGCGAAGAGATGACCACTCGGCTCGGATACCTTTCCAAGCACCCGACGACTGGGAAGCCGATCCCTTCACCCTTCATCAACATTGGCATCAACTACATGAATCAGGCAAGCCGCCTGTGGAATGAAATCTTTCAGATCGTCAAGGAAAACTGCTCTGCCGAATACAGCGGGCTCAATCCACAGGACGACGTGATGGAACGACTCCTGCAGGCCAGAAAGGGAATGTAAATGAACACACAGAAATTGGAACAGGTACCCATTGATAAATTGGTGCCTTACGCCCGGAATGCCCGGACGCATAGTAAAGAACAGATTGCACAGCTTCGTGCATCCCTCCGGGAATTTGGATTTGTAAGCCCCGCCGTTATTGACGCTGACTACAACATCCTCGTCGGACACGGCAGAATCGAAGCCGCCCGCGCGGAAGGCTATGAAAACGTGCCTTGCGTCTTTGCCGAAAACCTGACAGAGGCACAGAAACGCGCCTATATTCTTGCGGACAATCAGCTGGCCTTAAACGCAGGCTGGGATGAAGAAATGCTGTCCGTAGAATTATCTGATCTGCAGAATTCCGCTTTTGATCTCTCGCTTCTCGGCTTTGGTGCCGATGAACTGGAGAAGCTCCTCAACGGCGATGCGGATAAGGATGTCAAGGATGACGACTTTGATCTGACCGCCGCTCTGGAGAAAGCCTCCTTTGTGGAACGCGGCGACATCTGGACTGTTGGAAAGCATCGTCTCATGTGCGGCGATGCCACCTCTGCCGACGATGTGAACCTGCTCATGGATGGAAAGAGCGCCAACCTGATCCTGACTGATCCGCCCTACGGCGTTTCCTTCAAAGCCTCAGACGGTCTGACCATTGAAAACGACAGCTTAAAGGGCGAGGAGTTTTACAACTTCCTGCTTGCCGCATTCAAGAACATGACCGACCACCTCGAAAAAGGCGGT